CACCACCGTTGTTGACCATGCGTGTCGATCCCATGGGGATTAGCGAGGCAAAGCCAAGATATTTAGGATTGAGGACGTAGCCAGTAGTTGAGAGTTGGCAGGCTGGGTTTGCATTCATAACTTTTACGACACCAAAATCCGTGTCATATAGCTCAACGGACAAGGTGATCTTCTTGCTAGTTGAATCCTGAGTTACTTGGTATGTATTGCCAGTTGCACCAGAAGTACGGGTGAAACCGCTAACTGCGCGACGAACGGCACTACCAGCAATAAGGGTGAGACTGTTCATCTCGCCGTTGACATTAAAGATAGAACCAATCAAATCGTTGAAGTTCGTTTCAGTGATAGCACCTGCGGCGGCAGTCTTGATAGACCCTGCTGGAGTACGGAAGTCTGCTGGAACCGGAGCAGTTGCTTGTGCGCCATTTTGAATCCACTTTCCAAGACCACGCATTGCGTATGGTACGGTAGAACCGTTTTCAACGGTCATTTCGTCATTACCTGCGATGCGTGCTTCAATATTGCGCTTAAGTTGGCGCATGCTTTTAGCTTCCGCTTGGGCAATGTTCGCAGGACCAACAGATGTAGTTGCCTGTTGCAAATTGCTTACCTGATAGTTATCACGGAAAATTTGGACGTAATTTCCGATACGGCCGCGACTTGCAAATTGGTCAGTGAAGGAAGAAACGTCAGCATTTTCCAACACACCAGTGGTAACAGGGTCAGACAGCTTGTCCACAGTCCACTCGTAGAAAGTACTGGTGGTCTTGAGCTTTGGGCAGAGGCTAAGGATAGGTGTGTCCTCTGGTGCGAGGATGGTCAATTCGTTGCTCAAATCTTCACGATTTGCTACTGCGGAACCAGTACCAGTTGTTGCAGCTGGTGCGGTTGGGCTATATGTATTTGATAGTGCCATAATATTAGTTTCTAAATTTATTTGTATTGAGCGATTCTGGATGCGACCCAGTCATCCACCGAGATGGATTCCGTGTTGTTTTTAGGTGCAACCTTCTTCGACGGGCGGGATGGGCTTGCTGAGGCACTTAACGGGGAACTGGACACTCTGGTCTCAGCCTTAACCCCCGCTGCCTTAGCAGACTTCATCTTGTTTGCCCTGTGAATTGAGCGGACTGCATGTGCTAGTAGATATGGCAGTTGTGGTGCTAAATCTGGTACATGTAGTTTAACCTGTTTCAACAGTGGGTCTGACAGCATGGCTAGATACTGCTTTCCAATTTCCGACTGCTCGTCTTGAATCTCAGGAACCTCGTCGATTGTGATCGACTGAAATTGTTTAGCCATCTCCTCCCGTTGGCCTTCACGAACAATGTCGTTGTACCTCCGTGGTAGATGCTTTGCCATAGCGTCTCGCGCCTTCCTGTTAGCCAAGTCAATGTCCTCCTTTGTGAACTCCTCGTCTCCGACCTCAATGATATCTTCGTCGGCGTAACCTTTATGTTCCTTTAGGATTCTGTCAGTCTCAGCGACCATCGTCTCAAATTCTTGAAACTTTTTATTCAGCTCGTTCGGATCAGTGATTTTCTGAAACGGATTTACTTCGTAATTGGTTGCCGTGGAAATCGAACTGATCTCCCGCGCTTCGTCCAGTTGTAGTTCTAGGGCTTTCTTCTGAGCGGTTAACTCCCCAACACGGGATAGTAGCCGACTCTTGCCTTTGCGAGCTAGTTCTTGGATTTGTTCGACGGATAGGTCTAGCAGATCTATTTCCCCAGACGGTTTTTCGGGAGTCTCTTCCTCGGCTTCTGGCTTGTCATCCGTTTCCGGTGGTTCCTCTGCCTTGGGTTCCTCATCCCAGTCATCCGTTTCGTCGTCCTCGGTGACCTCTACAGGTTCCTCGGATTCAGGTTCTGGTGCTGTTTGTGATCTTAGAGCGATTAACTCTTCGACCGATATGTTATTGGACACTGATTCAGCCTCAGCGGTAGCGTTATTTTCGTTCATGGCGAGACACTAGTTAACGCCCAGCGGAGGCGATGTATATTTGTTGTAGGGGGAATTGATATATATCAACTGAATTGTTTCGTTTGCTGATTTTTTTGATTTAAAGAAGGTTGTTGACAATCTGATTCGCCCAGCTATTGTGTGCTTGACGAGAAGTAGCAATCTTGTTTGAGACTTTTGAGGGTTCGCCCTCCGGCCCCATTCGTAAGTGCTACATTACGTTTTGGGGCTTTTTCTTTTTAGGTCTGGTATCCCAACTGTTCACATCCGCGCACAGACCAAAAGCGAGCGGGAAAAGATTCCTTGGGGTTAAATCTTCGCGGGAATAAAAACAAGGCGAGGAGGGTCACCCCCTGCCTATCCGTTTTTCAATGGGGGGTGGGGGGGTTTGCACAATAATAAAGATTGATGATATACGGGATAGTGTCTTTAAAGTAAAAGACCCCCAAGATTTTTAGCCTTGGAGGCCTTTGTTAACACAACAACAATGAAAACACGAACACCGTGCGATCTAGTTGTACCCTATTTGTGGTACATGTCAACCAAGTAATCCAAGTAGTTCGTCCAATGCTGAAATTGAGCCTGCGATCCGCATCACGTCATTCGACGAGTCTGCCGACTTTAGGTCTCCAAAGCATCGTTCACGTTCCTCGCGGATAAAGGTCACGATAACCTTGTACTCGTCTCGGTCGCTGATGCCGTCGATTGCCTGCTGTAATGTTGGTTTCGGTATTGGTGTCATATTATTTCATTGTTTAGTGTAGTGTTTAGAACCAGCACTCATTTCTTTTTGGCAGTTTTAGTTGCTTGCTTGAAGTCACTGGCAGTAGGTGCTTTCTTGCTGCCAACTTTGTTCATCTTCTCGCCAGAACCTGCTTTGATACGAGCTTTCTTAGCATTAATATTTGCGTATAGTCCTTGTTTCATAGTTTATTTTATTTGTTAGTAGATATTGCAGAAGCTGAAAACTGCGGCCCAATTCGATAATACCTGGTTTGGGCTAGACCTAGCTTTTTGAAATTACTGTTGTGACATACCTTGTGTCTGCGTACCACCCATCTGGGCGGGTGCAGTACCGATCTTGCCGATCTCGGCGTTCTGTGCCTGTTGCTGCATGAACTGGTATTGACTAGCATACTTCTGTAGGCGTTGTCCGAATGCCTCGTCGTTCTGCGCCCGATCCGCAACGTCTGGTTGCTGGACGTATGACTGGATGATCTGCATGGCAATCTGCGCCCCGTTAGCCTGTGCCGGAACCTCAATGCCGGCATATAGTTTGGCTAGGTCGTCTGTAACGCTTTTCATCATCTTCTCCTGCGCAGCATCGACGGGTTGCAGCACATAGTCAGCAAAGACTGGGTTGATGGCACTGGCGGCGAACTCAAGCATTTTATTGATGTCCACGATACCATTGCGGTCTAGTTGTGCAAGGCTAATCATGCCCTTTAGCTGGGTCTCAGCAACCTCTGGATCATTGGACTGCGTGTCAAAGGCAACGGTGATGGCAAACGTCTCGTCTGGGTCACCCTTCGTCATGGTCTGCGGGTTTGGGTTGCCCGTCACTTGGAAGAACACCTCGTCTGGTCCGATGCGTTGGTATAGCTTCCATGCCACGTTAAGCACGTCGCGGACGTGTGATAGGAACTTATCAACGAAGAACTGCTGGCGAACCGATGACAGCGGGTTGTTGAAGTCGAGGCCAACAGCGCGGTCTGCCTGTAGAGTCATGGATACCTCAATCTCTCCAGAGCCATTGTCTACTGGTGGGATTGGTCCCCACGCAATCTCGCCCATGCGTCTGTATGGCAAACGCACACCTGGACCCCAGTCGCTAGGTGGTCGCCCAGCGGGGTGCATTAACGGTGGCAACGTTGCCATCGATGATCGGTCGATGCGGCTATCACGCTCGGTCTTGATCTGCATCTGGCTACCACGGAGGATGTCGGTAAAGTTAGTGGTCTCGTACAACCTGCGTTGGTCGATGGAAAGGCGCGTAACCACGAATGGGTACGAGTCATGCCCGTTCATCAATTCATGCTTGGCGTAGCCCTCGGCGTTAGGGTTGAACACCGTGCAATAGATCCCCTCAGCTCCGTCCTCGTCGATCAGGCGTTGGTATGCGTACAGAAGCATAATGAGGTCGCCCTCGTCCTTGATGGGCATGCGCTCGGATGATTTTTGCTTGTTCTCCATCATGTAGCTATCTCGTCCACGGAGGTTTTGCTGTGCGTTGTCAACCCACTCCTCGTCCCAACCCTCGGTGATGATCTTCTTCTCCAGTTCTTGCCCGGTTACATAGGTCTTCCAAAACACCCATGGCGAGCGTTGGATGTCTGATATGTATGGTGGGAACATGACCTCACCGTCTGGGGCGCATGAGTTGACGATTGGACGGTTTACCGACAACCTTGGTACTGGGATGGTAGCAGACCCAGTCTTCCGCAGGTCTAGCACTACCTTCTTCGCACGTTTCTTGCCTAAATGCGGCATAGCCTGCATGATCATGGCAATGACACCCTCGTCGTCGCTCCCGTCGAGGATAAACTCGACCACCTCTGGCATCTGCTGCGCAACGTCATCGAGGGTGACGGTCTGTAGGTATGTGCGTAACTCACGTTGCCATCCTACATACGTTACCATGATGCCCTTCTCGAGCAGGTGGTTAGCACCTAGTTCCATGTGGTTGGCAAAGTCTGGGATGTACGTCGAGCGCATCCACTTGAGGAATCCAGAGACCATGCTAGCCCGTGACAGTGATGCCATGCTAGTTGGAAACGCCTTGATGTGACTCTTGGACAAGGCAGTTAGGAATAGTGACACATAGGTCGAGATACGCTCGCCAATCGTGTTCACCTCTTGGTCTGAAGCACCAGTCCACGGGAATGCATTGCTGTCATTCTTACGCATGTCGTCGGTCTTCCCAGGCCAGTAGTTCCTGCGTTCGTCGTAGCTCCGGCGGC